TCATTTGCTAATTGACATCACTTCCCAGTACTTAGTTGTTTCATTTTGGATGTAAACAAAGAACTTGCTGTTGATGATAAATATAGCAATGCTTCGGTTAAAGCCTTTAACGAAGCTGAACGTATTTGTAGATGTTAATTTTCCACTATCTTGTATTAAGAAGAGCTCAAAATATTTGTTTTCTGTTGAAATGCAACATAAATATTGTTTACCAGTGACTGCATCATAAGCAATGCTCATATAATCATAATAATATGGAAAAGTACCACTATCAGCTAAAGGATCACGGATCAGTTTGCCTGATGGGTGAACTGTTCTTGTCATATATTCTTTATCCTTACTCATGGAAAGTAAGTAAGTATTTCCATCAGCATTAAATGAAATATTAGTAGGATAGAATTTATTCTCAGTATCTGAGTCAGTTACTATAAGTTTAGTCATTTTAGTTCTCCTATTGAATGAAGTTTTATTTTTGACTTTTTTAATAGTTTTTAAAATAATAAAATTCGATAGGAGCTTTATAAAGAGAATGTTATTTAATTAATTGATTTTATTGGCTATAATATTATAAAGTTACTTTATTATAATGAATCACCAACCCATCACTGACCAATTAAACACTCGCCCCAAAATTTTCACTTCTTCTAATGTAGAACGCTCATCTGGGTAATCAATAGTATTATAGCTACGAATGATAATGGTGTTATTGGGGAGTCGATGTAAAATTTTGACTCTCAAAAGATCGCCTTGTTGAATAGCATAAATACCGCCATCAACAATTTTTGTATGCCCTGTACTGATAGTTACAATCGAACCATCAGGAATAACAGGGGACATACTGTCGCCATGAACTTTAAAAGCAACTGCATCACTAGGTTGAACGCCATAGCGATTAAATGTAGAACGAGAAAATCTCAATAATTCCACCTTTTGATTATCAGTGGTACAACTTCCGAAACCTGCGGCTAATTCAATAGTAGTATAGAAGGGGATCTCAACTTCATCTCGTTCTATCGGCGTATTATTATCCCAATCATCAACGGGTGTCATTTCATTTACCGAAACACCATCGTTTCTTTTTGCTCCTCGCCCATATTCTAACCATTCTGCTCGAACATCGAGCCACTGACTCAATGCTAAGATATTTGTTGGATCGGGAATTGATTCACTGTTTAGCCATTTCCATACTGCTGGAGCACTGACTTTTATTCCCTGTTCAGCGAGTGCATCTGTAATTCTTTTACCTAACCCACGTCCTGCAATCCCTGAATCTAAACAAGATTCTTGAAGCCTTTTTGTGAACTCCGTTTTATTATCATTTTTAACCATTAGTTAATTTCCTTTGCAGCTTGACGTCACTTTGGTTAAAATATAACATTAACTATTAGTTAATAAAAGTACAAAAAGTACAAAAAGTACAAAAAGTACAAAAAGTACAAAAAGTACAAAAAGTACAAAAAGTACAAAAAGTACAAAAAAGTAACTAAATAAACCAATGCAAGAGTGGTAAGTAAAAATCACGTTGAGATAACGCCGTAAAATGCGGGTGATTTAGATGCATAAATGCCATGCCTTGTCGTGGTACATGGATGACCAATTAGTAGTGATAGGAAATCAAAAGGAGCATTAAATGAGACTAGCAGACTTACCTAAATATTTTTCACCAAAAAGCATTGTATTAAGTGATGTAAGAACTGTTAAAGCGGTAGATTCACTTTCAGTAACCGATGTTATGACATCAATTAGCCTCGCTACGCGAAAAGGGCGTATGGGAATAGAACTGTTTTTAGCTAAACATAGTATTAGTAACCCAAGCGAAGCGATAGAAAGCCTTTACCAATACGCATTAACGCAAACTTATCAATATAAAGCGATTAATAAATTAACTGAAAACGATAAAGCCAAAGTTTTACATATTATTGCTAATTATGCTTTTCAAGATTACGCAAGAAGTGCCGCAAGTAAGAAAGCGTGTCCTGATTGCAGTAATGGATTTATTGAAGTTGACGTTTTTACTACCAAAAGCTACACCTCAAAATCTGTTAAAGGGTGTGAGCGAAATCTTAAAGATGAGCTTAAAGTTAAACCAAAAAATAAGATTTCTTACCGTGAAGTGAGAGAGACAACTCGAGTTGTTTGCCCTACATGTAAGGGGAAAGCTGAAATTCGTTTAGCATGTCGTTGCCATGGACGAGGCCAAGTTTTAGATAAAAAAGAGAGTGAAAAGCAGGGCATGTCTTTTTTCAAACCGTGCAATCAATGTTCAGGACGCGGATATCCTCGTTTAAAATTCAGCGAAGTATTAGAGCAAGTGCAAACGGTGGTGAGCGTTTCTAAAACTGTTGCATACAGTAACTATAAGCCGTTATTTGAACATTTAGTTGAAGAATGCTTTAAAGAAGAGTCTTTGTCGGAAAAAATTCTTCAAGAAGTGACTGTTAAGTAATAATTTTCTCTATTTATTTCTTATTATGGAAATTAATTATTGACTTTCAGGAAAAATAAGCATACTATAACTCCATAGTGAGAGATTTGTATCTAAAGACCTCACAACAGAATATAAATAGCCTCACTTTTGAAGTGGGGCTTTTTTGTATCTCTAGTTTTTAACTAATATAAATTAACGATATCTGTTAAATTTTATTTTCAATAGAAGACCACAATGTGGTCTTTTTTTATATTCGCCATTTATCTAATTAGATAAATAAAACATAAACATACTCATGTTAAAACAGTACTTAAATTTAAGTGCTGTGGATGAGTATATTATTTATTACAGTTCCTCCTATTGGAGGTAAGCCATGAGAAACAATGAAAGAAAATCCAGATCTATGGGAACAGATATTTATTGTCCTTTCTTCAATGAAAGAGCAAGGAATATCAGCCTCTCTAGCTGGAGGAATGGCTATTCTTCGAGGTTTATATAACGGCGGAGGATGGAAAAAAACCTCTATAGATGGGCTAATGTGTGCAATGTTTGCTTGGTTTATTAAAGATATTCTAATTTTATTTAATATTAATCATGAGTTTGCTTACTTAGCCAGTGTGTTTATTGGCTATGTCGGAGTAGATTCCGTGAGTAAACTCCTTAAAGGAAGAGCAGGAGTTAAAAATGGCTAAAATAGCACGAGGTGAGCGTAATAATAACCCCGGTAATATCCGGCACGGTTCGAAATGGCAAGGATTATCTATAGAGCAAACAGATAAAGAGTTTTGCCAATTTATTTCACCTGAATATGGAATACGAGCTATCTACAAATTATTACAAACGTACCAAAAAAAATATGGTTTAAACACGATTAAAACAATTATCAATCGTTATGCCCCACCTAACGAAAATAATACAGCAGGCTATATTAACCGAGCATCAAAAGAAATTGGTATTGAGGCCGATAACTCAATTAATACGCAGTTAAAAAATGTCACTATTCCTCTAGCCGTAGCGATTGTTAATATTGAGCTTGGCTATCAACCTTATTCTGAAAAAGTTTTTGAAGATGCTTGGTTGTTATTATGAATTATCTATCAAAAGTAATGATAATAGCGATTTTATGCCTAGGTATCGGGTTGCTTTGGTTAATTGATAAAAATAAATCCTTGAAACAGGAATACAATAATATTAATCAATCGCTTATTCAGCAGATTGCAGAGAATAAAGATTATCAATTAAGAATAAATCAGCTTAATCAACTTGATAATCGTCATTTACAGGAACTTGTTCATGCAAAAAAAGAAATTGATCAGTTGCGTGATATTAGTGAGCGTACTCCTGAGCGGGTGTATATCAAAGCAGAATGCCCCAAAGTCTCAGCCACTTCCACCGCCGGCCTGGTTGATGCAAACCCCGCCAGACCTACTGACTCCGCTATCCGAAATTATTGGATACTCAGAGAGCGAATTGCACAATCAGAACAGATAATTTTAGGTTTACAAGATTATGTTCGCCAAGAGTGTATTAATTAAAAATCCCTTTAGTTAATTTATAGTCAATAAAAAATTAATTATAAAATATTCTTTTAAAGAAAAGGAGAGTTATATTAAGGAGGTGAAATGAAAGATAATGATATTAATATTGCCATTCGTGAACAACTATTAAAACAATTTAAATCAGCAAATATTAATGTTGAGGTTATTGCTGGTTATCAGCCAGAAAAAAAACAAGATAATAATATTATTATGTTTTTTCCTATCAAGGAGGTTGGCCAAGGTTGGCAAAAAAGAAATTATAATATTCAAGGTAATAATGCAAACCATAAAGAACAACAACTGTTTGAATTAACATTTCAGGTTCAAGGTTTTATTACGCAACATCCAAATTTAACAGCAGGTGATTTAGTTAGAATGACTCGAATGATTATTAATTCGTTGTCTTTTGTTGAATCAATGAGAAAAGTGGGAATAGGGATACAACGTGCGACCGAAATTAGACGAGCGCCAATAATGAATGTTGGAAATAGCTATGAGCATAATCCTTCATTTGATTTTAATATCACTTTTTCCAGTACTTTATCTTTAGACACTGCTGCAACAAATTTACTTATTTCTAATTTATTTCGTATTTAAGGATAAATATGTCTATTAAACAAACGCGCTATATTGATATTGCAAGTGCGGTTATTGGTGCATCAGCTGCACCTATGCGTAAACTTACAGCTCGTATTTTCTCAACAAATCCTAAAATTCCAGCTGGGAAAGTACTTGAATTTGCCAGTGGGCAAGTGGATGAATTGCTTGGTGCAGGATCACCTGAAGCGAAGTTTGCTCGTCAATATTTTAGTTATGTTAGTCCCGCACCGATTAGTAAACCTAAAGAGCTACAAATTGCTTCTTTTGAACCCGTAGGCCGAGCACCGACATTATTTGGTACGCCAGCGGCAACTCTTGATAAATTAAAGTCTATTGAAGAGGGTGCATTTACTTTAACTATCGGTGATATTTCTAAAAATATGACTGATATTTCTCTAAAAGATGTTGAGTCCTACGCTGATGTTGCTTCTCTGATCCAAGCTAAATTAAACGCTGAAAGCGAACCTCAATTTGCAAATTGCTACGTCACTTTTAATGCGCTTGATAGTGCTTTCTTGATGAGTGGCGGTGTACAAGAAAAAGCGAAGATCACCATGGAACACTCACCTTTAGCTGATGCTATGGGCTTAAGTGATGGAGAGGTATCTGAAGGCAATGTAGCACAAACGGCGCTTCAAGCATTTATCGCTGCCGAAGCGATTTCTGATTCATTTGGTAGTGTGACATTCTTAACCGAGCTTTCAGTAGAGCAAAGTGTTGAGTTAGCAGAGTACATTGCGGGTGAAAATGTAAAATATCAGCTCTATTTGTCAGTTCCGGATAAACAAGCTGAAATTTATAGTAAAGCATTAATCGGTACTGCATCAACGGGATTAAATTTAAAAACTGATGATGATTTTTTTGTTCAAGCTCTACCAATGGCAATTATGGCGGCAACAGATTTTGATCGCACAAATGCGACCACTAACTATATGTATCGCCAATTTGGTATCACTTTCCCATCCCAAGTTAAGACAGATATTGCGGCAGATAGATTAGATAAACTACGCGTGAACTATTACGGTGAAACCGCTGTTACTGGCACTGATATTAGCTTCTATCAGCGTGGTTTTTTATGTGGAAATGCCTCTAATCCATTAGATATGAGTGTTCATACTAATGAGCAATGGCTAAAAGCCTATATCGCACAGCAATGGTTAAGCTTACTGCTTTCCACTCGTGGTATTCCAGCTAATAAAGATGGTGAAGCAAGAGCGATGATGGTTATTGCTGGTGCTGTTACGAAAGCATTAAATAATGGCACTATTCTTACGGGTAAAAAGCTGGCTGAAGTACAAAAAATCGCAATTACAGATGCAGTAGGTGATGATTTAGCGTGGCACGATGTACAAAATAAAGGTTATTGGTACAACGCTGAAATTGTTGAAGAAACAGGCCCCTCTAATTTACCAGAGTACACCATGAAATATGTATTAATTTACGGTAAAGGCGATTGGGTTCGTAAAGTTGAAGGCTCACACAATTTAGTTTAAGGAACAAACAATGAACGATATTTCAGCAACAGGTTTAAGTTTAATTATTCAAGCAAGTAACACATTTCCTGCTGGTATTCCTATTACTACATTTGCAGATGATGGTGATCCTTTAGATTTACCAGCAGTAGATATCACACAAACCGCAGTGGATATTAATGGTAATTTAGTGAGTTGGTCAGCTCCTACACCTCAAACGGTGACGATTAATGTATTAGCAGGTAGTGAAGAAGATGAAAACTTGGCTATTTTGCTTGATGCAAATACAGCAAGACGAGGACGTCGCCATGCAAGCGATATTATTACGCTAGTGGCTTCTTATGGTGATGGTTCTATTACCACAGCTCGTAATGGTCGAATTACTAATGGCAGTCGTGGTAATTCAATTGTGAGTGCAGGGCGCCTCAAATCTAAGCAGTACACTTTTATTTTCCAAGATTTTGATCGTGTCAGAGCACGTTAATTTTTAGCGTTATTCTTATTCATCTTATGGCGGCTTCGGCCGCCTTTTTTATGGAATTTAATTATGTTAATTAAACCCAAAGAGATCACTGTTATTGATAGTGATCGTGAAGAACATATTTTTATTATTAGCCGATTACCTGCAACGATTGGACGAGAAATTCTGGCTAAATATCCTTTATCAAATGCACCTAAAATTGGTGATTATGAAGTTAGCAAAGAAGCCATGTTAAAAATGATGGCTTATGTGGCAGTTGAAAAAGAAGGGCAAGAGATTTATCTAAAAACTAGCACCTTAATTGATAATCATGTGCCTGATGGGGAAGCTTTGATCCGTCTTGAACTCGAAATGCTGAAGTACAACACCAGTTTTTTCGGCAAAGACGGGAGCCAAAATTTCCTACAATACCTTCTAGGCAAGTTCAGCGGTTCTCTCCCGTCGATTATAAAAACGCTGATGGCTTCTTTGCAGTCATCATCTCCGCGGGTTTCGCCTCCTTCACAGAACTCAAAACAACCATAGATCTAGAGGAAGCCTTTGATCTGTGGGAGATCGCGATTACTAATCGTTATAACGAGGCGCTTGCGGCGTCAAAGGAGAGATAATGTCTCTATTACAGGTATTTTCTCAGGTACTGATGTTGGAGGCTGAAGTATCTGATAGTGCATTAGCAAATATTAGAAAATCAGCAGATGAAATTCTTGCTGAAATGAAAAATATTGAACAGGGTGTTTCAGGTGGCATTACTAGTTTCTATAACTTTGTTCAAGAAATTCATCTTAATCTTGGTGAATTACCTGAAGATCATGACATCAGTATCTCATTTAATAGTGATGAAATGACAAGTGCTTCTGTAACCGTTGAAAATTCAATTCAAAGCATTGTTAAAAGCGCGCTAATGGGAACGCAAGAGTTTGATAAATTCTTGCAAGAAATCTTAGTGGGTATGCTGGGTTTATCACTCAATGAGCCAATAAATATTGATCTTAATATCAGTGAAACTCAAGATAAAATTAATTCAGTAACACAAAGTATTGATGACCTGAAAAGTTCTATGTCGGTGTTAGATTACCAACGAGGATTGGTCAATAGCAATGGTGCAGCTGAAGCCCATATTTTAGCAAGTCTCAATGCTGAATATGATGCAATGGAGGATCAACTATCCTCACTGAATAATGAATTGGGATCTTTAACTGAAGCAGAGAAAAAGAATAAAGAAAGTAAAATTGCTATTGATGCACTGATTAAGCAATTAGGTGCCGATTACGATACTTTTATTACCACAATGCAAACACAAGGCATTGAGGCGGCAGTTAAAGAAGCAAAGGCTCAACGTCGATTAGGCGATAGTATTGATGAAACAGGTAAAAGCTACCAAAAAATAGTGGAGAAAATGAAAGATTATATTCTTAACGCTACTGGTGTTAAGGATATTATGGGAACTTTGCAGAAGGTTTTTTCTGCTTCATTAGAACGCGCCAAAGAAATAGAGTCGCTAGATAAACTGAGTAAAAAAATAGGTATCGCAGCTATCGATATCGATGCTTTTTCGGGTGCTATGGCTGAAATGGGCGGCACAAAAGAGGCCGCTCAAGCTGATTTAACGGCAATGGCCAATGCATTTAATGATGCAGAAGATCCTATCGAACAACTTTTAAAAACTGCAGATAAAGTTAAAGGAATGAGCTTTGAAGGCGCCCAAAAAGAGCTGGAAAAATTGGGTGTTGTGGATGAAAAAACCATTGAATTAATGATGAAAGGTCGTGAAGAATTAGAGCGCACAATGGGAGTGCAAAAACAATTCTCTGGTATTAATGATGAAAGTATTGAAAGTTCTATTCAACTTAATGCAGTAATGAATAAATTTGATCAATTAGCAGCACAATTAAAAAATAACTTTTTAGAGATAATTATTCCCGTTCTTGCAAAAGGAATAACGTGGTTTGATAAATTAGTTAGTTTTTGTATTGAGAATAAAGATTTTGTTATCGGATTCTTTTCAGCTATTGGTAGCGCTGTTGCCATTTTTTATTTACCCGCAATGGTGTCTGCGGCCGTTGCTACACTTGCAACTGCACTCCCTATATTAGCTATTGCTGCTGTTATTGGGATCTTAGCAACGGCATTTAAACTCGTCTATGACGATATTATGAATTTTATTAATGGTAATGATTCAATGATAGGCAGTATTTTGGATCAATACCCTGCGCTTAAAGACGCAATAATGATTGTATGGGAAGCATGGCAATTTTTTGTTCAATCTTTAAAGATTGCTTCAAAAGCTATTGCTGAACATGTTATTGCTGCTTGGAATTACATATCTGACGCATTTAATCAATTTGTTATAGCGCTTAATGCGGGCATTAATAATATTATCGAGTGGGGACAATCAATTATTAATGTTTTTGTTTTTGTCTCTGATGCTGTGGTTAGTGTATTTAGTTGGATGTGGGAATATATAGAGAAAATATTAGGTTGGGTTAATGAAGGTATTGATTCAATAAAAGGAGTTTGGCAATCAGCAAAAAGCTTTTTAGGTATGGATGATACAGAAAAAGAAATCACTGTTGTTCAAAAGGTGGAACGGAAATTATCTGATGAAGGAAATCTCAGTTATACCATGCAACAGTCAAACTCAGCGGTACGATCTTATAATCCAATCCAAGATGTAAACGCGTTAAATAATGGATTAACACTGTCATCAACAAATAGTTTGAACCCGATGACCAGTCAAATGATCAGTAACAGATCAAGCGTTAAAAATGAAAGTAATGTTCAAATTGGTGAAATCAGAATTGAAACACAAGCCACTGACGGGCCTGGTGTTGCGAAAGCAGTTAATGAAACATTGATAAATGAAGCTGCTAAAGAAATCTCAGAGCACTACTCTAGCGGAGGTAAGAGTTAATTATGATAACTGAAGTTAGAATTTTTGATTTAGAGTCATTCGCAACACTATTTGATAGCGTTAATCCGACTAAAGTCTCAATTACTGATAGCCATCAAGCAATTAAATTTGCGGTTGAAAATGGCGAAAACCGTAGCGATCACGTCATTATTAATCCTATTAATATCGGTATCGATTTACTATTAACAGGCGATATTGCGAATAGCTATTCCATTATAAAACAGTTATATGATGAACATACGCTGGTGGGAATTCAAACGCGAGTAAGAACCTATCAACCTATGTTGTTAGAAAGCTTGGCTCACGATGAAGATCCCCGAAAAGTGAATGCCATCGAATTAAAGCTCAAATTTATAGAATGGAAAACAATAGAGCCTGAATATAATAAAAAATCTTCTAAATCGACAAAAAAACCAAAGCAAACCTCAACAGTCAATCGTGGAAATGTCAAAAGTACAAAAGCAACACACGCAGGAAAAAAAGAAAAATAGGAGGTAGATAAAATGCAAACTATTCCATTACAAGCTATTCCTAATCAACGATTTTCTGTCGAAATAGCGGGTGTTGATTGGATTTTTACGTTGAAGGTCGCTAATCAAACCATGTTTTGTGATATTGAGCGAGATGGTGAAGTGCTTATTACAGGTATTCGCTTGGTCGCTAATACACCTATTATTCCTTATCGTTATTTAAACCAAGGGATTAATTTAGTTTTTTTAACAGAAAATGATGCCTTACCGTGGTATGAGGAATTTACAAAAACACAATCATTAGTGTATTGGAGTAATGAAGATGGATCTTCGGCGAATAAGGGTGGGTATTGAAGTCGGTGAAAGGCTTCAATGGTATGAAGGATTGCGCATATCAGCAGGAGGAAAGAAATATGCAAATCCATTACAAAACGAATGTAAAATCGCTATTACAGGGCTTAATGCCGAGACAAGAGATTATTTACTGACGGAAACCAGCCCTTATAATAAAAACAAGCAAGTTCGGCGGCTTTATTTAGATGTTGGTCGAATTAACACTGGGTTATTTTCACTTTTTATTGGTGATATTGTCAGTGCAGAAATAGATCCTCCTCCGAATGTCACCATAACGTTATCTGCAAAAACCAGCCATCATTGTTCGGGAAAAATTATTTCTTCTAGTGGCGGTGCAATTCAAAAATTAAGTGAAATCGCGTTAGCTATTGCTAATGACTGTGGTGTGAAATTGGATTTTCAGGCGACCGATAAGAATATTGCTAATTGGTATTATTGTGGCTCTGCATTACATCAAATAGAGCGTTTACAAGAGTCGGGAAATGTTAAAGCTTTTATTGATGATGATACGTTATTTGTAAAAGATGATGATAAAGCATTAAAAAGCCGATTTCGTATTTTGAATATAAATTCAGGCATGATTGGCATACCCAAGGCCACAGAGAGTGGATTAACGGTGAGTTATCTTATCGATAGTACCTCTGAATTAGGCGGAATGCTTCGCCTTGATAGCAAATTAAATACCTCACTAAATGGTGATTACATTATTGAGCAGCTTGAATTTAAAGTTGCTTCACATGATGCTGATTTCACTTATACCGCAACGTGTAAACGAGCTTAATTATGAGTAAACCCAATAATGATATTGCCAGTGTTGGTTCATTGGCAGGGGCTTTTTCGTCTGCATTTCGCCATTTAATGATGAATACAGATGATATGTTACCCGCAATCGTCATTAATTATGATGAAAAAACCAACCGAGCCATGATAAAGCCCTTGGTAATGATGTTGACTACGGATGATGAAAAAATCTCTCGAGCCCCTGTTGCCAACATTCCTGTGTTTCGATTTGGTGGCGGTGGATTTTTTATTAGAGCGCCTATTAAACCTGGTGATTTTGGCTGGTTAAAAGCCAGTGATCGCGATATTAGCCTTATTTTTCAACGTGGCGGTTTAGAAGATCAACCCAATACAACACGATTGCATTCGTTTAGTGATGCTATGTTTTTTCCTGACACGATCAAAGGATGGGCTATTGATGGGAAGAACATTGATGCCTTGGTTATTCAATCAATGGATGGTTCAGTCTGTTTCTCTCTTCATAACGATAAAGTTGTATTAGAAACCCCAAAATATGAAATCAACGCACCTGAAACGATATTTACTGGCAATGTCACTGTGAATGGTAATTACGCTGTAAATGGTAATAGCGATTCACAAGGTGGGTTGATGCGCCATAACGGAAAAGATATCGGCTCAACACATACTCATAGTGGGGTGCAAGCAGGGAAGGACAATACAGGGAGTCCAATATGAGGACATTTTCAATAAACCAGCAGAATGATTTTGCGATAGATGCTGATGGCAACCTTCAAATTTGTGACAACGATGATGCAGTAAAAAATCTTTGTCAGCATTTTATTAAGGCCGTCCGTGGTGAAATGCTACACAAAAAAGATAAAGGTATTCCTTATTGGTCAGCAACATTTAGCCGACAAGTTGATCTTCCTTTATTTGAAATGGCATTTCGACAACGTATTGCTGAAATAGAGGAAGTTATCTCTATCACTTATTTCCATGCTTTTCTAGAAGAGGGAACATTGAAATATCAGGCAGATATACGCACGATATATGGAGGATTTACATTGAATGGCTGACTATCGTTATATTAATAATAAAGGAGTGATTGTGCCAGATACTTCGACGTTACGAAGTAATGTCGAAGATGAATTTCGCACTGTATTTGGTCAATCTATTAATTTATCGCCAGAAACCCCACAAGGGGTATTGGCAACAATGGAAATTGAAAATAGAGATGCTATTGTTCGTAATAATGCTGAACTGGCAAATCAAATAAATCCAGATATTGCTGGTGGTGTTTTTCTTGATGCAATATGGGCGTTAATGGGTGGAGAGCGTATTAATGCCACACATTCCTATTTAAGTGATGTCGAGTTTACGGGGATTCCCGGTACTATTATACCTAAAGGCTCCCAGGCACTCACAATAGCGGGTGCTGTTTTTGAAACGTTATCATCATTAATTATCGCTAATAATGGAAAAATTAATGGTGATATGCGAGCCAAAGAATATGGTTCTATTAGTTGTGGTATTGGGCAATTAAATAAAGTGGCAAGTTCTGTATTAGGATGGGAAAAAGTGAATAACTTAACCCATGCTGTTGTTGGCCGTTATGCTGAGTCAGATATAAAGGCAAGGCGTCGTCGTAAACAAACACTAGCTAAAAATACAGTCAGCGTTGCAGAAGCAATTACTTCTTCGTTATATGTATTAGAAGGGGTTAACTCGCTTTCTTTTCGTGAAAATTTTAATGATCAAGCGTTAATTGTTGATGGTATTTCATTATTGCCACATAGCATTTATGTGTGTGTAGAAGGTGGAGATAGCCATGAAATTGCTAAATCATTATTAAGAACAAAAACAATAGGCGCTGCATTTAATGGTGATATTGAAATAAAGGTAATAGAGCCAGCAAGTGGTCAAGAATATCCCATTAAGTTTTCACGACCGAAAGAAATACCAGTGTTTTGCCGCGTGTCTGTAAAAAAATCCAATATTGATGCACAAACCATTATTCCTGATGCGTTAGAGAAATGGGTACAGGGTGAAATAGATGGCGACAATGGTCTGGTGGTCGGGAGAGAAGTTTCTCCGTTTGAAATTTCAGCTGCGGTTAATGCGGTTGAGCCTCATTTATTTGTCACTAAAGTTGAGCTTTCAACAGATGGAAAAATTTGGAATGTTGCATTAATTCCTATTGGTCTTAATCAAATTGCCCGATTACCAAAAGGGGCGGTACAAGTGGTGATCGTATGAATATTCAAGAATTTGATTTTCATTCTGATCTATTAAAAGCGATCCTCTGGCAATATGAAAATGCAGATAAGCTAAAAGCATTAGCCCATTTAAAAGCGGCTTACTTTAATCAATCAACGGTTTCGTTTTGGCAAAACTGGTATCGAGATGTATTTAATATTGATACAGCTAACGATTTTGGTTTATCAGTATGGTCACGTATTTTAGATGTGCCTTTAGGAATAGATATTCCTCTTAGTGATAAAAATAAAATAGGCTTTGGTTTTGGTAAAAAGAAAACTAATTTTAAGGCAAACTTTCGACGAAATGCGGATTACACTCTATCGCTGACTTTAGATCAAAAAAGAATGCTGGTGAGAATGCGTTATTTTAATCTCACTCAAAGTCCTACCGTGACCAATATTAATGAGTTTCTTAAACGTTTTTTCTGGCGTGAAGATAGCAAAGTCTTTGTGCTCGATCCTTTTGATATGACGTATATGTATTATGTTTTTAATTTTAATCCAGATGAACGTTTACGCCTTTTATTAGAAAACTTCGATTTAATGCCACGCCCTTCGGGTGTCGGTGTTAAATATCGCATCATAACTAAGAAATCCTTTGGTTATGGTCAATATCGTAAAAACTTTCTGAAGAGTAATTTCGGAGAATAATTCCTATGACTAAAATATTTAAAACCCCCTTTGCAACACAAGGGGATAAAACAGTTGTACCTGTAGAAATCCAATCTGATGGTTCTGTGTCTTATACTCAAGGCTATGGTTACGATTATGAGCGTGACCAAGTTACTGATCCTGCGGCAAAAGATATTGAACGTGAAAAAATGAATAGTTTATTTCACGATATCACAGAGTCTATTGGTGAAATTCAATTGCAGGGCTTTGCTAAGTGGTCGGAAGCGGGTAAACCTTATCCTATTCGTAGTGTGGTTTATCATAAAAATAAAGCTTGGCAGTCTAAAATTGAAAATAATAATGTTGAGCCAGTTGCAGGCAGTGCATGGATTGAATTAAAAGCGGATATTAATGCAAATGATGTTGGTGCTTATTCTAAAGGTGATGCAGATAAACGCTTTCAATCCGTAGGTAAATATCAAGTTGAAGGCCATAGTTATTCTAAAGCCGAAACTGATACGAAATACCAGCCTAAAGGGAATTATGCCCCTGCGGGAAATTATGCCACTAAGGGCGAGAGCTATACCAAAGCAGAATCTGAGGGTAAATATCAGCCAAAAGGAAGTTATCAACCTTCGGGTAATTATGCGACTAAAGGTGAAAGCTATACTAAAGCAGAATCTGATAATAAATATCAGGGGAAAGGGAATTATCAAGCAGCGGGTTATAGTTACTCAAAATCTGAAGCGGATAATAAATATCAAGTGAAAGGTAATTATGTTGCTGCCACACGTAAAGTAAATGATAAGCCATTAAGCGGTGATGTGACGGTAACATCGCAAGATATTTTTAATGGCCAAGCTATTTCAATTGGTGCAAATCAAAATTTAAATAACTATAAAACGGCGGGTATCTATTTTCAGCCAGCAAATGCGAATGCAACTGCAAATTTAAATTACCCAGAAACCATGGCGGGTACATTAATTGTTTTAAAAAATGCGGGTATTACTCAACTTTATTATGTTTATAACACGAGCCGTATTTATTCTCGTAGCCAGTATGGAACAGGCGGATTTACGCCATGGGCTAAAGAATTTAACAGTCAAAATAAACCAACCGCGGGTGATGTGGGTGCATATTCCAAAGGTGAATCAGATGGAAAATATCAACCAAAAGGGAATTATCTAGCATCGGGTTATAGCTATTCAAAAGGTGAATCAGATGGTAAATATCAGCCAAAAGGGAATTATTTAGCGTCGGGTTATAGTTATTCCAAAGGTGAGTCTGATAGTAAATATCAACCGAAAGGGAACTATGCATTAGTAGGTAATAGTGGAGCTAAAAATACAGCTAAAAAAGATGTTAATGGATGGTTGAAATGCGGCGACACGGGAATCATTCAACAATGGGGTAAGGAAGAATGGTTTCATGATGGAAGATCGTGGGATTATAAATTCCCTATTCCTTTTCCTAATACAGTTTTCGTTATTGTTGTGACAAATAATAGTGGATGGGGAAGATTAGGAACGAGTCGGCATACTAAAGAGGGGTTTACTTTGGAGGGTGATACTGAAAGTGCATATTTTTCCTATATAGCTATAGGATATTAAAGTTTAAGTATTCAATTTGGAGTGAAAAATCGCCTTTGATTAATTTATAATGAATTATAAATAATATATAGCTAAGCTGTTTATTTTTTGGAATTAACACAGAAGTGATCTGAGGGCTATGGCAAAGCGTTCATTTCTTATTTTCAATAAAACATTGTTACTTAGAAGATTTTTACTTCAAATAATTGAATAATAAGATGAGAAATTTACTTATTCAGTTAAGCTTTTTTTAAAATGACTATATTAAAAATCGTGATGAAAACGATCCTGAAATAATCTTATTTTTATAACACTAAAGCCACCTATTTTATAGGTGGCTTTTCAGCAATAAGATAACATTACTCTTTTATCTTACCTTTATCTTTATCATTAATTTCAATCGGAATATAATAATTCACATCTCTTACTAAAGGAATTGGTTTATAAGCTAGGCTAGAAACCGGATATTCCTCTTTAAAAATGTATTCCTCAATATCGGGCGATCCTTTTTTTCTCGGTATATTTAACTTTCTAAGTAAAATACCATAAATATTATAGATAATATCTTTATACTCTAATGTGAGTAATTTTTCCGGGATCGTGAATTTAAGATATTTAGCATTCTCAATATGTGCTTTATGCAGAAATTGTGCATTATATACTTCAGGCTTATTTTCCATCATGGTTGCATATTTTATCGTTAATTCATTATTTTTCTTAGATAAAATATTATGTACCGCATAAACCCTCTCATGCTTGTAAAGTGCATTTTGAAAGAACACTTTCCAGTACTCTTCTCGTGATTTTTCTGTACTAAAATTCCAATCAATCATATTCGCTTTATAGGTATGCTCTATACCGATTAATGGAAGAGAGTCTATTGTGACAATTTCAATATCGAGGTTAAAACCACTAAATTTTCTTAACGGTAATGTAAAGCCGTGAGCCTGCCAATTCTCTTTTCTACGATAATTATAAGGCGTCATATTAAACAGCTTTTTAAACGCTCTTGAGAATGTCTGCTGAGAATCAAAACGATATTTTAATGCAATATCAAGTAGTGGCGTTCTTTGTAAACGTAATTCAACCGCAGCACAAGAAAGACGTCTTGCTCGAATATAAGACGCTAATGTTAATCCTGTTTGCTCTTTAAACATGCGTTGAAGATGCCATTTGGAATATCCTGATTTTTGTGAAACATTCTCAAGTTTTAGATCTTTCTCTAAATTTTCTTCAATCCAATAGATAATATCTGTAATGACATTTTCACTAAACAT